CCCACTTCTCTTTTAGATATGCCCGATTGAAAGCCTTACCCTCAGCATAACCAGGGAGCTGCAGCCGAGTGCTGGACCGCAGATGCCGGAGCGGAAGATTGCCCCAGTGACTTTGGAATCCAGCCTCCGCAGCTCTGAAGCAGAAATCTCCATCCAGATATCCGGAAGCTTTGAAAGCCTCATCAAATCCACCGATCAAATTATAGAGATCCCGATGGAATAGAATCGACCACCCATCGACCCAGTGATAATTGCACTGCAGCTCACCGATCTGATAATCCCGATAATCATTCCCATAGACGCTCCCAGGGCTGAGCTTCTTTATCCTGGGCCAAGCCGGATCCTCAAGTAGCACATCGATATCCAGGATCCAGAGCCAATCAGCTGTGGCCAGGGACAGTCCGATATTCAAAGCCTTCGTTCGGCTGCACACCGGAGCCTCAACACCAGTAAACCTTCCCTTCTGAATAACATCCGGAGCTTCACCAGAAAAGGAACTCTCTTGCCGGACCAGGACAATCTGAGCATCTGGATCCCTGGAAAAGGATTCAACGAATTCAGGACCATGAACACCATCAACCGTTGTAGCGATCGCAGAGTATTTATACATGAGCTAATATCCCCAGGAAATCATGATCGATCAATCTCCAATCAGAACCAGTAGATCCAACAGCGACCTGGACCACATGCCGGACCGCTGGTTTATTATCAAGATCATCGAAGATAATAAACTTCGATATCCTATCCTTCAGCAGCAACCAATCAGACATACAGCCCTCAACGGTATGATCACCATCAATATAAGCCACATCAAACTTCCGATCACCCAGGGCCACAGGGAGTGGTGGGGTTTTCTGCAGATGCAAATGGAGCCGGACAGGATCCAGACCAGCAGCTTCCCAATTAGACCGAACGATCTCCGGAGAAGGAACCATATCACATTCTGGATCCGCTCTCCCATCCTCCCCGTTATAACCATTGAGCGGATCCACACAATGAACATCGCCGGAAACAATCTGCCCGATCTCAACAGCAGACCCGCCGAATAAAGTACCAGTCTCAATGTAATCCTGGCAGCCTCTCAGATACTTCCTGAACGCCCTCACCCTTCCAGAGCAGCAGCAGGATCGACCGATGAACTCAGACATCAAGGAACTCCTTTAGTGGAACCCGATCGTACACATCCAGAACACCGCCAATACCAGCATTCACAATCCTTCTGCCGGCTCCCTCAAAATTCTTCCGAGCGAACCGATGAACATCCCGAAGCGTTTCATCAGCCAGGGAATAATCGCCATGAGTGTAAGTCATATATTTGGAATCAAAATGATTGTAGTCTCGACCAGGATCCGGAGCAACGATCCCTAGATCGCAGCCGATCACAGCGATATCGGAGTGGCCAGCCTCGAACACCAGTGGAAGAACGGTATTCATCGTTCCCCCATACACACAAGGAACTGGAAGATGCCAATCAGCCGGAGCAAACTCGTTACCATGCTGCCGACCATGCCCCAGCCCTTCACAGCGAGAGATCCATTCAGGACCAGAATCAGGATACCTCTTCAGCCAGGGCTCCATATATCTTTCAAATCTCTGCTCGATAATACAACGCTCAACCCCTGGGGCCAGATGAACTTTCACCGCATCCTTAGCATAACCCTTGGTAAACTCCAGATGGTTTCCCTTCTTGACATCATAGGCCAGGAACTCAACCCAGACCCAGACCGATGGCCTCCAGAGAGTGCGATCGTAAATCAGATCGATAAGGTTCATGGACCAGGTCTCCACCAGGCCAGCAGACTGCAGATCCAGCAGTAAATCAAAATCCCCAGCAGCCAAATGCTTGCTGAGGGAAGGACCGTTGCCGATCACCACTACCTTCGGGCCTGGGACCGGAGTCCGGACCCAGGAAACTTCATCATCCACTTGGACCACAACGTTTATTGCAGCCCCAGCTTCCTTAGCGCTTTGATCATCCATAAAGTATAGATCCTGTTCAGAATATTGATCTTCTCTTTCGCCACATCAAGCAAAATACGCCAACCACCACCGCTAATATTCTTATTGATCACATAGGACTGGCCCCCACCACCCTCACGTGATCCAGTCAGATACTCAGCGTAAGAAGCACGATTCCCGATCACCGTCTGAGTCGTGCCACGCTGCCGGACAGTGAACTGAGTACCATACCGCTCAGAGTTATTCTTAGAAGTCCCATCCGCATAAATATAACCAATGCCCCTGAGATATCCTCCAGGGATCTTCCTACCAGATGGCTCCGATGGATAGTTCTTCAGACCCTTAGTTCCGATAATCTCCTTGCCAGCTTCCCGTCCAGCCTGGGACCAGTGACGCATAATCTCAATTGGCGCTTTCTTCAGAGCAGCGATGACCTTCTCATTCTTCACATCGACTTCAATCATCGAGATCCTCCACGCATAACAACGTGCTGAAGAAATGACCAGCAATCAGGCCGATCACTAGAATATAATCAAGGCCCAAGAAATACTTCCGGAACTTCACTTCAACGCTTATATATTTATTAGCCATTAGAATCCAGGGACTTCAATCTCAGGTTTACCCAGGGCAACCGAATCAGCAATATCGGTCCGGCTCATCATCCAGCAGCGACAACTCTTATGGGCCGGAGGATGATCGAACTCACCCACGAACTGGTCATTGATAAGAACGGTCAATTCATTCAATGGTCTACAGATATCACAGACCATAGCATCGTTATTCGTGAACCAAGTCTTGATCACCTTCGCATCAGGGAATTCAGCCAGGGCTTGCTGGCCAGAAGCATACTCGGCCTTCCCGAACGTGCGAGTAATCTCGGACACTGCGATATCTTCAGCACGACCGGAATCAAGACCGGATGCCATAAGCCCATCGATCACATCCCCGATAGTATATCCTTCCTCAGAGATAAAACTGGTAAGCTCACGCTCCAGCCGGACACCAGTGGTCTTATCAATCATTTCAGTCAAATCAGTAACCCAGGAATCAACCCAGAATAAAGCATCCTCGTTGTAAGCAGCGTAATCCAACACAATATCATTTGCGAGAGAGAACTGCTGAAGGCCATCATCCATCATGCCAGCAAAAGCCTGGACCAGCAGCTCATCAGATTCAGGATGATCGATAGGGATATTCACGCCGGAATTCTTCAGCCGATTATCCTCAAGCCAGGTCCGGATCATATCAGCCTGGGCATCGAAGCGGAGCCGGAAGATCTTGAACAGCTCGACCTCCCATGCCTCCTTCATCGCTCGACCAGGCTCCTTGGGATCACGCCTCTTGTACCCTTCAGGGAGGACCAGACCGTAAGCATCCACGATCGAGTCAATCATCTGGTGGGCCAGCAGTTTACTCGGCTTCACTTATCCCCCGAAGCGCATCAACAACCTCAGTAACAGATTCAATCAGAGCAGACTTATCCAGATCAAGCTGCTCCCGAATGGCTGTGGCCAGGGATTCAGGATCCGGACCAGCCACCGCTGGACTTGGAGTTGGAGAAGGTAACTCCTTCAGCAGCTGGAATTGCTCGAATTCGTCCAGTACATTGAATTCAAACAGAGCCGGATCCCTACCCTTCCTCAGATAATTACGATATTGCCTTCGTTCATTCTCTGCAGCTTCCTCATGAAGATGATCAACACGATCAACCAAGACCGCAGCCTTACCAGGTAAAGCCTCTGGAGGAAATACATCAGTATCCATCTGGCGAGCTTCCATCATCATTTCGTCAAGCTTCTCAGCCTCCATGCCATCAGGGAGATCAAGCCCCAGCATCTTGGAAGCGACAGAAGGCCAGATTCCACCACGCCGATAATTGACGAAAGCTGTGGAGCGTTTGGTCTCATCCTCTTGGAACACATCAAGCGTCTGCTCCTGGGAAACAAAGCGGTGGCCAGTACGGGAAAGGACCTGAGCATTCAGAACGGATATCAGGAACTTGAAATCAGGGACCGCAGTCAACTCATACAGCAGCCTGGAATCCTCCTGGGCTGTAGCGAAGTTGGCTGATTGAGAGAACATGATAGTCTGAGGAACACCCAGAGCGGTTGAAATATCCTCACGCTTCTCTTTGG